AGTAACAGCCGCAGTTGTTGCTGAATTTGTGGCAGTGGTTACGTCGGCGCCAGCAGTTACAGCCGCTTGAACAGCACTCGTAACTGTTGTGGTTACATCCGCACCAGCAGTGACAGCGGCAGTCACGGCAGAATTTACAACTTGAGTTGAGTCAGCGCCACTTGTGACGGCTGAAGTTACAGCAGTTGTAATCGATGATGTAGTGTCAGCTCCAGCGGTAATTGCTGAGCCAACCGTGGTTCCAACAGCAGTATTTACGGAAGTTCCGTTAGTTAAAGACTGTTGAATAGCATTTGTAATCGCTGTGTCTACGCTTGACGCACTACCAGTGCTAACGGCGGCTGTAATGTTATTGTTGATCGTAGTAGCGGTGGCAATGTCTGCTGGCGACGTTGCAACAGAAGTTCCTTTACCAACAGCCGTACCTGCAACTGCTTGCGTCAAAGCTTTATTGACATTTAATTCTTGTCCAAGAATTGCGTTAACAGCAAGGGATGACGAGCCTTCTTGACCACCCTCAACAATACCTTCGCCAATTACTTTAGCGCCAGCTTTCCCAGCTACGCTACCAACTTTGCCAACAACAACATCTGCAACTTTACCTAGCGTTAACTGAATGGCGGCTTCCGTAGCGCCAGCGGCGGCGCCAGCTTTCCTCGCATCAGTTAAGGCGTCTGCGTGGGTTAAACCTTTTTTGATAGCGGCGTCGTAGGCTTCTAATGCGGCGTTACCAGTGGTCTCAGCAACGTCCATGGCGCCAGTGGCAATTAAGATGCCTTTGACAGTGCCTCCTCCTAAGAAGAGACCCGGCAACTCCTGACGCAACTCCACCTCCACTTGGCGACCCAATCCGCTTGTGCCGTCCATGATGCGACCAGCTATGACGCCAAGCTTTTCCCACCCTTTTGCACCCTCAACCAACGACATGGTGTCGTTCCAGTTCTTGGTGTCAACCACACCGTTACCAATGCTTTGACCAAACTTAGTCAAATCATCACCACTCTTTACAAGAGCATCAGCTAATGGTTTGTTGTCAAACAAAAGAGCCGCGCCACCAGCCGCATTCTTTTGCAAGTTGCCAGCGGCTTCGTATGCCGTGCTTACGCTGTTAGTGATTGGGCTATTTGGGTTGTTCTTTAAATAATCATTTGCCGCGGCACTGCTCAACTTCATCGTGTCTTGAATCTTGTCAGCAATTCCGCTCCAAAACCCAGTCTTTTCCATAGACGCTATTGCAGATTTTTGAGCGGCTTGTTGCTTGGCAAGTTCTTGTGCGGCAACCTCTCGTGCGGCTGTATCGCTTTGTGCGGCAACAGTCTTAGAAGCATCAGTTGATGTCGCCAAATTTCTGGCGTTTATTTCATTGATAGAAGGAGTAGACAGATCTGGGCGCTCTGCGGCAGTTGCTGTGCTGTACTCTTTGCCTTGCCATGTAAATGTCTGCCCAGCACCTAAACCAGCCCTTGCCGTAGCAAAAGCTTCATTGAATGTCTTGGCGTTTTTGATGTCGTCCAATACCGCATTTTTTTGGGTTTCACCAAGCGCTTGATTAACAGCCGCATTTGATGCACCCAAGGTGTAGGTCTGACCACCGTAGGTAAAGGTCGTTCCTGTAGGGTTGCGTTGTCTAGCTAGATAAGCGGCTTCCTCTGGGTTGTCTGCTTCAGAGTCTCCAATCACTGTGTTGTTTCTTGCGGCGTTAGCGGCTATTGCCGCGTCTACACCCTCAAACTCACCGCCTTTAAGATTGGCGGCTGTGTTTTTTGCAAGTGCGTCAGCCTCAAGCTGAGCAATGGTGTTTGCGGCGTTGTTGTTGTCAAGCGTGTAGGTCTTGCCGTCAAAAGTAAACTTGTTATAACCCTGCGCTTGAGCAAAATCAGCGGCGGCATTGACATCAACAGCACCAGAAGCGTCAATCGTTAATTGTCTGTCAAGCTCTTTGGAGATTGCGTCGTCCGTTGGTTTTTGGCTAGTAGTTCCTTGCGTTGTGGTTCCTTGGGTCGTAGTGCCTTCAGTTTTTCCAACATTACGAGCTTTTGCAACCTCTGCGTTAGCGGCGGCAATCGCAGTGTTAATTACGATCTGGTCTAGTGGTTGACCCGAGATCACTCCAGTGACAGCGTTGATCGCCATGTTCTTTTGTGCAGGTGTCAGATCCTTAAAGCCATCGATGTTGCCCATGAGCGCATCTACAGCACCAGACGTACCGCCAGTAATAGCACCAGCGAGCATCGCATCACCGACGTTCTTACCGCTCAACAGCGCTGTACCGCCTGATACCGCGGCGTTCTGAAATGACTTTGTCAGAGTGCTTGTAAGCTCTGGAGACAAGCCTAAATCTTTGATGAAGGATGTACCTTCTTTAATTGCGTCAAGACCGGGGATCTGTGACCCAGCATAGCTGAGTGCCGCGCCCTTAATAGCATCACCAATATCTTTACCACTCAGAACATTGATTGCCAAGTTTGCGGCAATCTGCTGAGGAATAGACAAACCTCCAGTGGCAACAGCTAGACCAATCTGACCAAGTGGGCCAAGATCTTGCATCAAGTTGGCTAGATCATTGGACGATGCACCGACAGTGTAGAAGTAAGGAGTTCCATCCGCGCCAAACTTAACACCGTAACCAGTGTTTCCTTTGCCAGCAAACGTACCACCAAAGAAGTTACCAGTTTGGCGTTCGCTGTATGTGTTTGGTACTTCTTGACCAGTCAGTTTATTACCGAATACTTCTTGCTTGCCTACAGGGGCAACATAAGCTGTTCTACCGTTTTCACCATCATTTACAAATTCTGTTTTAACTAAGCTAGCGTCAACTGGATTGCCTGATTGGTCTGTGTAACCAATAATTTTGGAATCAACTATTGCATTTCCTTCGTTGTCATATCCAACAACTGTACGCTCATACTGTGGAGTTACTTCAGTATCAACAGTCTTAGTAATTTTTCCAAACTGCTTGATGTCAGTAATACCAATGCTAGCCAAAATCTTGCCCATGTCGCGAGCGTTAGCTTCAGCATTGCCATAACCCTGACCAGTCCATTTGTCAGTTAATTTTTGACCAAGAATCTGAGTAGCTAAATTATTGGCTATTTCAATATTTTTTCTGTCTTCAGGAGTCAGATTAGCTTCAATCCTTTTTTCCTGATCAGCAAGTTTTTTATCAAGAGAATCAAGACCTGAAGTTCCTGCAACTCTTTCGTTGTCTTCAAGTGCTGTAGTTCCGCTTGTAAGACCTCTGGTTGCAGATAATCCGCCTGTAGGCGCTTTAGCAAGATCGGCTACTCTTGCGGCTTCAACCCGTTCAAGCGCACCTTGTTTTTCACGCTCAGCTTGCTGTGCAAGTTCTGCTTGTTTAGCCGCTTCAGCCTGTTTAGCTAATTCAGCTTGCCGTGCGGCTTCGGCTTGTTGAAGTGCGCCCAGTCTAGCCGCCTCTTGCTCAGCGGTAACCCGCGCGGCTTCTTGGCGAGCTTGATTTTCTAAGTAAGTTCTTTGTTGATCTTCATAAGCTCGTTGCTCAGCCAACTGCGCCTGTCTAGCTTGCTCTGCAAGTTCCGCTTGTCTCGCGGCTTCCGCTTGCTGTTGAGCTAATTGAGCTTGTCTTTGCTGTTCGGCTTGCTGTTCTGCCTGTGCTCTAGCCTGTTGTTCAAAATAAGCATTTTCAATTTCTATACGACGCCGCTCTTCCGCCTCAATAGCAAGCTGTGCTTGACGCTGAACCTCTGCCTGTCTAGCCGCTTCTTGTCGTGCGGCTTCTTGTTGAGCGGCAAGCGCCTGTGCTCTTGCTTGAGCCTCAGCTTGTAATCTGGCTTGTTCTTGCGCTTGTGCCTGAGCTTCTGCTTGCGCTCTAGCTTCTGCTTGCGCTTTTTCTTGCGCTAACTGCGCCTGACGTGCGGCCTCTTGTTCTGCGGCTAATCTAGCGGCATTTTGAGCACGTAGTTCATCTTGGCGAATTTGCGCTTGTTTAGCGACTTCAGCTTCTTGCGCTAAACGAGCGGCTTCTTGTTGTGCAAAAACTTGTGCTTGAACCTCTGGTGAAGAGATGTTGTATCGGCTTGGAGGATTTGTAACTGAAGGAGTAGACAGAGGTGCTTGCACAACTGGAGTAGGTGCTACAGGCGCCACTTGAGACAGAGGTGCGGCAGGCACAAAGGGAGTAAGGAAATCCTCACCAAATGCGCCATTGTCCTCAAAATCCATCAGAAAATTGTTTTCTCTTATTCTTGCCATGATTAGCTCACTGCTGGATTAACAGAGTTGACAAGGGCTTCAGCCCACTCTTGCCAGTCATCGTAGATGTAGGGGCCCGGTATTCCCTCGTTCGTAAACACATCAATAGCTTTTAACGCCGACGCCCAATCTTGCCAATTTGTGCTTGGTTCTGGTATGCACAACTGCTGAGCCGCGTACTGCTCACACATAAGCGACGCCCACGACTCAAAGGTATGGTAGCGAGGGTCGTAGACCAAATTGGTGTTAAGGATGGTTGCCATTACGGTCTCACGTCTCCAAAGTCAGCGTCTAACAGAATCTTACCAACTTGGTAATTTCCACCAGCCACGTTAGAGACAAACTTTAACCTCAACTCACGTCGCTGTTCGCGCATGTCAACCTTGCCAGTAGTTGGAGTGAATGTGTACGCGGAAGACGTCGTATCCGTAGACTGAGCAAATGGTCTTCCAGTTACGTACAGATCCATGTTCCCGCTTTGAATGAAGTCAGGCTCAACACGCTCAAGGCGTAACCATTTGTTCTCGCCAATTGGCGCTGGTTGGGAAGGGCCTCCCGAGACCAAACCTAAATCATTTGTCTCAAAGTAAGACTCAATCGCTACCGACAAAGCGCCACTGACCTTATCAGTCCCAATCTCGTTTTGATAGAGCGACACAAAGTTCATCAAAGTAGCAACTGTTAAAACAAACCCAGCGCCACCAGTAATTGATGCTGACAGCGTGTTTCCTACAACGTAGTTTGTACCATGACCATTGATCACCACAGAAGTTACGATACCGCCTGCAACCGTGATGTTTGCTGTAGCTCCTGTACCTGCACCACCAGTCAAAGGTGTGTTGTTGTACGTTCCATTTGTATAACCTGCACCAGCGTTTGTGATGGTGGCAGTCAGAATACCGCCTGAAGCGTTGATATTCCAATCAGCGGCAATTGGGAAGGGAAAGATTTGAGAAAAGTAACCAGCAGAGCGCTGAGCACCCAAAGCTTGACCTGCGTCGTACCAGACGTTCTCACGCACGTTGTAGATGACTGCGTCCGTACATTCAGTAGCAGTACCTCGTGGATAGAACCACCAGATCTCACCAAAACGAGGAACCTTAGTAACCCAAACTTTCTCGCGCTCGGCGTAGTTTAGGTTGTCAAAGAAGTAGTTCTGGTTAAAAGTATTTGGGATTTCCTTCACAACACCGTTGTAAAGCAAGAACCTATCAACACCGCACCAGTAGTAGATACCGTCGTACTCAATCACAGACTGAGAAGATAGGATTGATGACTGAGAAGAGATCAAGTCATAGCGCCAAAACTGTGGGGGAGTACCAGCACCACCGATGTACGACACGCGGATAAGGCTGTCAAGGCTCCAAAACAGCCCAGAAGGCGCGTTTGATCCGCCCCTGACGGGTAGCCCTTGAACAATCTTTCCAGTCGCTACAGAGACCTCATTTGCATCTGATGAGACCCAATCTTGTACGTTACCAGCGCCTGAGTTCCTGATCAACCCGTCATTGCCATAAACAAACACGTAAGGGTGGAGGGTAACCACACCACCAGAGACTGATACGTTGTTGTTAAATGTGATCGTAGAAGCACCAGAGGTCGTAGCGGCGTTGGAGATCACAACGTCTTGAATCTGACCCAAGGTGAAGACCAAGCCAGTTGTTGATCCAGCGGTGGTCACAATTGCTCCGCCACCAGAAGAAGCTGACAACGTAAAAGTGGTTGCGTAGTTGGTGGCTATGATGAAGTATGTAACACCAGAGGTAATGCCTGTGGCGGTTCCAGTGTTAGTGCCAGATACAGCTACTGTCTGACCAATATACAGACCAGTTGTTGAGGTGCAAGAACACTGTCCAGCAGTACCCGTAACAGCTACTGCGTTCAACACTGGAACACGTAGGTTGGCAGAGACAACAGTTGTACTAGAAGGAATACCAGTTCCTGAGATGCTTTGACCAGCACCAATCAAAAGACTTTGGGTTGACAAGTACATTGTCGTAGTAGAGTTTAAATACACTGAATCCGTGAAAATGCCAATCGCTGACATTGATGTGCCAGTGATGTCGCCACCCAACACAGGGGTGTTGACGTTGTTGTCAATGAGCGTCAGGTTTTGCCCCGGGTGCGCTAGTAGCAAGTTATCCCCAGACCCACTCACGTCAAAGAACGTATCAAACTGCCACAAATTGTTAGCGTTTGCGGTGAAGTTCGATAGCGTCATGTCCGTGATACCAGAACCCGTTCCAGTGTTGCTAATCGGAAGCAACTGCAAGCCACCAGAGTAGCCGCTGAACACGTTGTTGAAGTTCTGCTGTGGGTTGAGGTAGATCCCGCGTGAAGGGCCTGCCAAGTCGTTCACAATCTCACGATACCCACCCATCTTACGTGGACGACCACGCTGGAACCTCACCCATCGACCATCTGCATAACAGTCAGCATCAAAAAGCGTTCCGTCTCGCTGGATTCCTGCCTTAGTGTCAAGGGTAAAAACCTTTTTGGTCATTAGAACGTGCCCCCAGCAATACCAGTTGAGAACGTGCCAGATCCAGTTACGATCACACCCGTTGCTGTTGCTCTAAATCTTTGAGTTCCAAGCACTGAAACTCCAAACTCCCCCGCGGCAGGGCGGTACACGCCAGTGCTGGTTTCAGCGGCAAAGTTAAGTGATGGCGTTCCAACGTTACCGTCAATCAAACTGACAGTCGTTGCTCCAGCTTGGGTGGTATTGGCGTTAAGGAAGTTGGTTCCGTCGCAGATGAGCGTAGCTTGTTGCCCCGGGGGGATGGTTGCAGAAAACCCCAACCCAGTTGTAATCGTTAACGAAAAACCATTGTCCGTCGTTTGGTTTGATATGACGTACAAGTTAACAATCGGAGGAAAAGTAACAGTAACGTTACTTGTCAAAATTCCTACGTACTCTTGAATTGTGTTTGCCGCCTCATTGTTGGTCAACAAAACAGCTCCGCCAGTCACGTTTTTGGTCAACGCTGTAAACACAAATGAGGAGCTCACGCCATAACCAATTGTTACGTATGCAGTCCCAGTACAGACAATAAAAGCTGACTCAGAAGGGTTAAATGTTTTGGTACTAACTCCATCAATCAGCTCAGCACCAGTACATGAAATAATAAAAGATCCAGTGCCATTGTTCTTAAACAGCGTGAACCAATTATTCCCAAGCGTTGCCGCGGCAGGTAGTGTTGCTGTACCAGCTCCGCTACCCCATACACGGGTCTGCGCTCTGTCCGTAGCGGCAAAGGTAGTTCCAGTGGTGATTGCCGCGCTAGGATGACTTTGATTAAGCGTAGCACCACTAGCAACCAAACCGTAACCAGCAAGCGTAGCGGCATCAGCAGAAGATGTTCCAGTACCAAAAGCAATAATGCCCCAAGAACCTTGTGCATTAGGGTTTGCGGTGATGTAGATGTACTTTGACTCGCCAGCGGCTATAGACACAATCGTGTTTGTGCCAGCGTAGTCTTTGACCGTAAAAGTATTCGCTCCGATGTTGCGGATCAAAGCATCATTACCAACCGAGGTTTGATCGGCAGGTGGCATGTACAAGTTAAGGCTACCAGCAGTAGCCGTCACCTGCATGATGCGAGCGGCAAAGTCGGTGTTTGTCGTGCTGTTGCTAGGCCAGTTTAACTGCGTGTTAGCAGACAGGGTAACCGCACGGAAGCTTACGTCCGTTGGCTGGATTACGTCACCAGTGAAGGGGCTTACATAGCTCATGAGTCGTTCGCAATAGCTTGACGATCAGCAAGACGCAGTTTGTCCTCAGCCATAAGCGTGTCCATGATCAGTTTGTATTGACCCTGCCACATAGGGATACGCTCGTCATTTTTAAGGAACGGCATAGCCTGTAGCAAGGAACCATAAAGCAAAGCTTGAGGGGCGTAGATTGTGAACCAATTGGTTTGGTTAGAGCTGTCCAAAGGTTGTACACGCTCGTAGTACAAAACCTCAAAAGCGTACGCAACATCAGGCGTAGGAGCTATGAGCCAATTGGAGTAGTCGTAGTCAGCATAGTAAACAGGGGTTCCCGTGGCTGTGGGGGAGGGCCAGTACTCGCGGAGGTACTCATAACGACGGTTCAGCACTGGCTGGCGCGAACCACCAACCGTGATGTTCATCGACACCGTTTTGTGCCATCGAGCAGGTTTGGCTATCGTAGAAGTCCCAATCACCATGTTGCTGGTGTTGACCGTCAAGTTACCCAAGAACTTGATCTGAGAGGCTATAACCTGCTCAGCAAGCATGATAAACAGGGGGATCTTGTCAATTGTAGCGGTGTCAGTACGCTCCAGATAAGACTGGATGTTTTCGACCAAGCTGTCATAGGTCATAACACTTGCAGTCGCCATGCGTTCACCTCTTAAATTCGTTGAGGCATTTTAGTCTGCCTTTTAACTTGTGACAAGGCTACTTGCTTGCCACACCCTTAGTCTTTTCAAAACTTCTCATACCAGCAATTCCCAAGATGCCTGAGAGGATGACCCAAAGCTGGTCAGCTTCGAGCACTGGAGGGGGATCCATACCCACTGGAACCCATCCCATAGCCTGCAAGTACTTCCAAGCCCACTGGAAAAGCGGGTAGAGCAAGAACTGATAACCCATAGCCGCCACACCAATCCAGCCAATGGCAGGTCGCCAGCCAGAGACAAAAACGCTAGAAGACGCCGCCTCAACCTTGTTCACCTCGATCTGGGCTAGGTTTGTAGCTTGGTCGATCTTCTTCTCTTCAAGATCAAGCTTTCGTTGCTCAATCTCCATCTCCATGCGCTCTTTATCCGTAGTGACTAGATCGCCAGCAACCTTGCCAACTGCCTCAATAATTGATCCAACGCCTAGTAAGCTCATGCCAAACCTTTCAATGTGCGGTTGATCCATCCCAGCAAGAACTTAGACTGAGATCTGTTTTTGTTGCAAATTTCAGCGTAACGGGCAATTTTTGCCAAGGCATAGGACTCTTTGAACCGCTGTCCGTCAGTAATCTGGTTGAGCTTTTCGACCGTTTTGGCGCCTATTCCGCCGTCAGGAGTAGCCCCAACGACCAATTGAGCGAGCTTTACAGCCATGCCCATGCCAGCATTTACCCCAAAGTTAAAGATGGTGTTGGCTACGTCTTGGTTATTGATCTCGTTCCCACGCATCTTGTCCCAGAACTCGATTCTGTAGAACTCACGCACCATGCCTGTCAGGGAGCCACCGAATTCTTTCTTGTCAACCAGTGCCCAGCCATTCCATTGTGGGTTCTTGTTGCGAGCAATACCTGCGTAGGTCATACCGCCTGTGTCGCCCTCAACGTCATGCAGGACGTAGCCGCCCTCATCCTTGATCATTAGCTCAAAAGCTGGTTCAAACTGAGCCATAGTCGTCCTTTACTGTTTACTTTTACTCAGCATGGTACTGGCAATCTGCATCATGCTTACTGCCTTGGTGATGTCCTTGGGTTCCTTGTCCCAACCAACGGTGATCTGCCCAACAAACCTGCCTTGCTCTGGTGGCACACTTACACGGCATCCAAAGGTTACACCCTTCTCGATATACCAAAGCCCAATCTCGCTCTGGGCTACCGCATATTCACTGCAAGGTATCTCGTTAGCCATCAGAGCAATCACATCACGGTTGTTGGCTGAACTCTGTGTGAACAGCCCAACATCTAGACCGTCATGCGTTTTATCTCTACCTTCTCTGGTGTAGGCTCGAAACAGGACTCTTGTGCCAAACAATGGGTTGACTTTGAATATAGCAACCACCGTTGCGTCTGTGTTCTTGAACAGGTGAGCAACAACATCCTCAGCCCTGTCCTCTGCGATCATTGGAAGCTTCTTGTTTTCCTTGTACGCCTCAAATAGAAAAGCTTGGTTCTGCCAAACAAAATAACCAGAGAACGCAAACACCGCCATGAGTATTAGCGCAAACAGCTTGAACGGGCTATCCACATAGGACAACACCTTGCTTAGTACGTCTGATGGCTTTTCTTCACTCATAGTCCAAACATCCCCAATATCTTGGTCACGACCTTATCAGCAAGCTCGTCTGGCAAAAAGCGGAGCAGGCCAAGCACCCACCAAACAATGCACAACCGTACAAAGATTTTAAGGAATTGGTCAAACTGTTTCTGGTATTCATTCACCGACCACACCTTGTCTTGGCACAGTAATCTTGTATTTCAGCAATGCCCCAGCCAACTGCGCCTAGGAGCATCACGATCACAACAACGCCAATAGCCCACGCCATCTGCTCTTGCTCTTCTTCTTTGCGCTTCTTCTCTTCAGCCTTTAGCTCTGCCATCTCTCTGGCATCATCTCTGTCCATCTCAGCTTGACGGGCTTTAGCCGAGTTCCACACGTCAATGCGTCCCGCCTGCATGAACAGCATTTTGAGCTGTTCCTCAAATCGCTTGGCTTCATCGAGCGCCATCTCGATCTGTAGCGCCGCACCAAGGTTGGATTTACCGCCTGTACGCTTTGCTTGAAGCATCGCCTTGGTAGCGGTGCTCTTGGCATCGAAAAGCTTCGCAATGGATGGAGCCAAGCCTGCTAGATCACTTGCGACCTTACTAGCCTTCTTGACTACGCTGATTGCGCTCTGTAGTCCTTCTAACGCTGTTATCGGGTCTATTGGGATCATGACTAAATCCAAAAAATCTAAACTGCTTTTTAGTCAAAAACTAAAGCCCCAAAATCTTTTTAACCAACTCGCCAGCGACTCCGGGGCCAAACAGAACGCACACGATCACCCCATACAAGAGGTACTCAATCTTTGTCATGCGCTTGTCCCCATCGCGCAGGGATCGGTCGATACTGTTGTACCGCTCTGTGCATATAGCTTCATGTACAGCCAATTTTGTATCCACCGATTCCATAAAAATCCTTGAAGAAGCCACCCGAAGGTGGCTCTTTTTTAGTTCACTGTTACGTCAGTAACCGCCTCTTCAGGCTTGGCTTCTAACGCATCTTTCAGCATTCTGAAAAAGGCATCTCTGCCTACTTGCAACTGATCCACATTGAATCTTGCTGAGTCCAATTTACGATCCAAGTCGGCAACATGGTTGAGCAACATCTGCTGTTGCTGTGTCATGTCTTCAAAATGGTGTTCTACGCCGTCGATTGTCACAGGGGTCTTTTTTTCGTTTCCCATGATGTTTCCTTTAATGCGCCACCAAAATCAGGTGGTGGCTTCCTGTGATGCCTTGTAAGCATCAAGTTCTGCTTTGAGTTCTTGCACCATTTTTAAAAGAGGAACAATAAGTTTGTTGTAGTGGACACCACGCAACTCTTTATTAAA